CCATTTCCAAAAGTTGTGTAAATTTCGTTAAAGTTATCGTTGATTAGATCACCACCAACTCTTAAAGTAGAGCCTGTTCCGTCATTTGCAGTTGATCCAATGTTGATTGTTTGTTTAGCCATAATACCTCTAGTTTATATTTATAAGTTAATTTGTATCCATTTTAACTGTATTATTATCAAATGTTAAATAAGTTCCTGTGAACGTTACATCTTTATCGTGTGTTATTTGACTAGGTAACGCAAAATTTGTTCTTAATGTTTGTCCACCATCATTAGAAGTCATTAAAAATATAGCGTTTTGACCATCTAAAGAAGAACGAGTACCTGTAACTAAAATATTGCTTAATTCTTTAAAATTAATACCAGAGTGAGTATTACTATTTCCAAATGCTGTATTAGCAAACTTATTTAGTGTACTAAATCTAGGGCCTGCTGAAGCAAAACCTTGAACTATATTTACATTGTTGATTAGTCTTCTAACTCTACTTAGGTATGTAATATTAATAGGTGTTCGTTTTAATGTTATATCTCTAGTACTTGAAGTAAACGGCGATCCTGTACTAGTATCATAATCAGGTTTACCCACTGAATGAGCACTTGCTCTTAATGAAGTTCCATCATCAATTGTACCTAATCTTCGACCAATAATACTAGAGAACAAAGTATTAAGTATGCTAAATATTGGAGTTTGAACTCCACCTGATACAATTCCTGTAATTGGGAAATTAATTCTAGCATTGATTTTACTTTCTATATTAACTTGACCTGTAAAGTAAAATCCTGAAGTGTGCATAGTCTTTTTGAAACTATCTCTCCAGTCATTTATTGTTCGACCAACTTTAATAACATAAGAAAAATCTTGATAGTATAAACTATCTTGTACTCTCATTGCTGTTTCTGAAACTTGACCATCTTGTGATAGATATGCACCAGAAGTATCTACAACAGTACCAATAGTCATAGTAGAAGTTGCTAAATCATTTTTCGCAACGATTGCTTGTGCGCCACCCGCTGCTGTTATTGTTGTACTTACTGCAAACGATCCTGTTGGACTTGAAACTTTTAAAACACCTGTACCTGATGTATAAGATACAACAGTTGCTGTAACTGCAGCTGAACTAATATCAACTCCAGTAACTATTTCTCCTACTTTATAAGAACCTGATAAATTTGTTACTATTATATAACTAGGTAATAATAATGTAGGTGGAGAGGGAGCTACCTCATAACCAAAACCCGACTCAACAACTTTTAATCCTAATACTCTACCAATATCTGTACCGTAGGCATATACAGCTGCTCCATTACCAGTTGTATCATCTACTACGACAGTAGGTAAAGATTTATAATTATTTCCACCATTAATAATTCTAATATCTGTTATATCACCTGTACCTGTATCACTTTCTTGTACAACTTTATTTCCTGTGTACAAATCACCTCTAGTAGTTTCATCTTCTAATACAATATGATCTTCTGTTATGGAAGTTGAACCTTCTTGGGTAAATCCACCATTAACAATTGAAACTTTTGCTTTAACTGATCCACCACCGGTTCCTGTATTTGTGAATACTAAATTATCACCAATTTCATAACCAGCACCACTATTACCAATTATAAATTCTGTGATCTTACCTCGACCAACAGCTTCAATATGAACAAGAGCTCCTTGACCACCACCCGTAACAGTAATTATATCATTTTCAGTATATAAACTTCCATCATTAGTTATTGTTTGTGTGGCAGGTATACCTGTAACAGTAGCTTTGATAAAACTATCGTCTGTGTCTAATTTTGTTCCTCTAATAGTTTCGCTAATTTGAAAAGTACCTAAAATAGTATCTTCATTTAATATAAATTCTGAAACTTCATTAGAACCAATTTGTAATTTATTCACATCTTCTATAATGGCAGTAGCACCAGATGTTTCTCCAGTTATTGTTCTACCAACTAAATCTAAGGTATCTCCAGCTGAAGCAAGTGCTCTTAATATTTTTTGAGTATCCCATTTACCATCAGAAACTCTTAACATATTTTCTCTAGGATAAATTGTTTTTGATTCTAAACCAAATAGTAGTTTAAAAAATAATGCATGTCCTCTATCAGTACCTTTTGTTCTATAAAGTGATTTAATATTTTTAATTAAGTTTCTTTTATCAATAGAGGTATATAAAGTTTCAGGTAGAGTACTTAAAAATTCATTTCTGAATTTAGTTAAAAAATTTGATATAACTTTATCAGGATCTCTAAAATTTAATAAGTCTTGTATAGTGTTTACTGGATTTGGTTTGTATATGTTAACTAATGCACTTGCGTTAGATGAATTACCTAGTATAGTTTCTCCTACAATAAATTTATCTTGTGCTGATATGAATAAACGACCATTAGCTAAATCTTCCGCTAAAACTGTTGTTGTAGCATTTGATGTTTGACCTGTAATAGTTTCACCTCTAGTAAATTTACCAAATGTAGAACTTTCTAAAATTATTTTATCACCAGAGTCTAGTTGTGTTCTATCTGTATCTAAACGAGAACCATCTAATAGTAATTCGTTAGTTTGAGAGGTTTCAGTTTCTAATAAAATACCATCAGTTGTTTGAACTGAAGTTACAGTTAACTCAGCTGATTCCATAAACGCATAATACGTTTTGATGAACTCTAAAAATTTGGGGTGTTGCTCTAATACGAACTCAGGTGCCTGTTGATTAATCAGGTTGGATATTTTATCCGTAAATTTTGCCATTGTTATGTGTTGTAACTAGATGTTGTTGTATAACCCACACCAGCATCTGATGAACCTCCAACAAATGAGTCTGAGGTAACTGTAATATTTGAGTTTGTTGTATCTATTTCTAAAATCTGATCTCTAACTGGAACAACGTCATTTGAGTTTGGTTGAACAGTTATTTCAAGTACAGTTGAAGCTAAACCTCTAATATTTTCTATACTACTAACATTTAAAGAGTTAATAGTAATTTGTCCTGTTGCATAGTTAACAGTTCCTTGTGTACTATTGCTATATGTTCTAACTGAACCTGTAAAGTAGTATCTACGTATATTACCAGAACCATCATCATCTAGGTAGTAGATATTTGTTGTATCTCCATTAACTTTAAATCCAGAAGAACTTATAATACCACCAGCAGCAATATTATGACCTGTATGAGGATTGTATATAGAATTTCTAAAGAAAATATCATATTTTGTAGAAGTATTGAATGTTGGAGTAAATGTTTTTCTTATTTGTAATGTTGTGATGTTTGAAAGAATAGATGTGTCTGTCTTATCAATCAATTCTACAACTTTTGAATATCTAAACATACTATCAAACTTTTGTAATGTGTTTGTATTGTAATTTGTTAATACTGTAGTAATTTCTGATTTTAATGTTTCAGCTGTTTTTGTAGTAGCCTTTTCATCAAACTTAACTGATGATGTTAATAATAATGTAGTAGTTTCGGGATCAATAATTTGAGGTCTAACGGAAGCAACATTATATTTTTTTAATTTAGCTATGATACTTGCTTTTGTTGTTTCTGTAAGAGTAGAACCTGATGCTGCTTTAATCGCAATTTTTACTACACCATAAATTGGAGTTTCATCATCTTCTCCACCCCATGCTGAAACTGATAAAGCATTTGGATAAAGTTCTTGTACTTTAGTTTCATAATCTGTAGTTGTTACAGCTCTATCTTGTGCTGAATATTGTAAAGGTGCGTTGTATCTAATTGATTCTTTTGTTTGAGCTTCTGATCCACCTTGAGCACTTGAAACTGATGTTATAGTAACATCTGAAAACCCACCAATTGTTCCTGATAGTGCAAATGCTGTAGCTCCGTTTGCTTCATCTTTATTTGAAACCATATATTCCATAATAACAATGTTACCATCGGATAAAGATTTTCCAATTACACCGTCACCAAAATAAGTTTCGAATTTACCATCTTCACCCTCTTGTAAGAAATAAGATTTTGATATAGAATCTAAACTTGTAATACCTGACGCTAATGAATAGGTCGAGGTTGCAGTATCGTATAATGAATTTTGAACTTGTATTTTTAAAGTAGATGTATCTGCATTAACACTTGGAATAACAAATCTTTGATCCGGATCTGAACTATCTACTGTATATTTGAAAGTAACTAACGTACCTTCATATATTGAAATATTTGAAAATTTATAAACACCATTTGTTGGTGTAATTGTATGTGAAGCATTTGTTACAAATTCATAAGACGTTCCATCTACACTAGTTGTAAACGTTGTACCTTTTGCCATTGTAACTGTTGCGCCAGTAGCATTGTTTATTAAAATATCTATTACTGATGATGGTGACTTTGCTGATGTTGGAGTGTATCCTAACATCTTTGCTAATGAAACTATATTTTTTCTGATGTCAGCACTATCTAGGTACATTTCATTTGCTAACATATTAGCATTGAAACCTAAGTAGTGAGTATTGTATGCAAGTACATCTAATAATACAGCAAACCCAGAACCTTCAAAATCGTAATCTTGGAACTCTGATTGATTTTGTAAAAAGGTCTTTAGATTGCTTTTTATATTGTCAAAATCTAATTCTGAAACTTCTAATTTATTACTTGCCATGTTATCTTAATCTTTCTAAAAATGTTTCCACTGTTATTGGTTGTGATACGCCGACCACATAAAATTTAATTTCTAATTGGTATCTATTACCATCAATATCAGGTCTAGCGATAATCTGTGTTAATTTAATTCTTGGTTCAAAATTATTTAATACTTCTTCAATTTTTCTTTGTAAGTTTAAAGCAGTTAAGGGTGAAATTAGTTCAAACAAAAGTGCTCTTACATTTCCACCAATCTCAGGGTGGAAGGGTCGTTCAAAGTGATTAGTTTGAATTAAATTTCTAACACTTCTTTTTACTGCCTCAACATCAGTTAATTTATTAACATCATTAGTTACAACATTTCTCCCAAAGTCTAAATCTAAATCTTTATAGATTCTAGTTGCTCTCTTACTATTGTTAGATACGTTTTCTACACTATAACTTGGCATAACACTAATATTTATACACTAACCAACAAAGATATTTGAGGAACCACTAGTCATTGCCCCACTATCTGTACTATCCCCTATTCTAGCTACAAATGCGCCTACAACTCGAACTGTTGAAGAACCTATGTTAACATTTGCGACATGAGGAGCGCAAGGTGGTGATGGTGGAAAGGGGTGACTAACTGTTGGGTCACCTACTCTTGCTATTAATATACCATTTGCCTTTACTGTCGATTGAGAAGGAGTTGATAGCGTTGTTGTAGCAGCACAAATATGTCCTGTACTTAAACTATCTCCTTTTCTACAAATCGCTGGCATTTACGCTGCTCTACCTTGACCGTTATATGCTTTCCATTGACGTTTTTTTGACTTATTCATTGAAGACCTTTTTATACTTTTTTTTCTAGTACCCTGTGATGATTTTTTAGGTTTTCTTTCATGCGCCACATACCCTTTTGTTAATTTAGCCACTATCTACCTGCTGCCTTTGCCGCTGCTCGTTTTTTATCTTTTATTAATGCTTGTCTAATTTTTCTTCCTATAGGAATCTCTATTGTATCGCTAATTTCTTTGCCTTTTTTACTAATATATTCAACACCAATAAATCTATCTTTAAATTTTGACTGAACTAACATAACAGCCTTCTTTAAACTCATTTGTTCCGTTTTTTCTTCTTGTCCACTTTCATTCCAAAAGTAAAATTCTCTATTTTTCGCCATTTTTATTTTCCTTATAATTTAATCACAAATTGGATCATATTTTAATTGTCCCATTTGTTCTATTCGTGTTTTTGGTTCTTTTTTTTCATGTCTACAGTTTTTACAACACAAAGTTTCTCCACCTTCATCATAATCTTGCCAACAATACTTATTACAGTGACAATTATGTCCGCAATTTTGGCAATAAATCATATTTATATTTATTATTAATATTTACAAGTAATTTGAGCATAAGTATTAAATTTAGTTCCCATTAAGTCTGTTGATTCGTCTTTTTTTACTTCAGATTTCTCAATTTTCGGTAAAAATTTACATTTATTAGGGCTTTTTGAGCAACCAGAACAAACTGTGAACAAAAAAAGTATAAAAGTCAAGTATA